AGTGCGTCGATGTCGATGCTGTTACCGTCAGTTAATGTGATAGTTCGTAGGAGGTTTGCAAGTGGGCTGTAGTTAGGAAGCAATGTAAGAATATCGTTCAATAAGTCAGCGTTTGGAACAAGAACACCACCATCAGCAGCAGTACCAGCGTTTAGGTAAGTTGCTTTTTCAACAAGACCAGCTTTTTCAAGGCTCTTGATTGCGTGTGCGTTCATCTTCTCAAGAAGAGCGTCGTCACGAGTTAATGCAGCGCTAAGTTGTTTAACAGCGAAAGCTTCTTTGCTTAGCTTGTCAAATTCACCAAGTACTTCACCTTCAACGGCTTTTTCTTCGTTCTTTAGTTTGCTTTTTTCTACATCAGATGCAGCTTTGTCAGCTTTTTGGATTTCAGCAAGTTCTTTTGCTACTTCTTTTGCATCAACGGTTACTAATGAGGCAATGCTCTTAATAACTTCGTCGGTGATTTCAAATTCTTGGGCGTCAGCCATGATATTATTTCTCCGCTAGTTTAATTCGTATTACAGTGTTAAGTTTTTCTACTGACTTATCTGCTTCTTTGGCAGCGAGTCGTAACTTAATCGTTTGCTTTTTGTCGGTTGGATTGTCGATAGCTTCTTGATGAGCTTTTTCAACAGTGTCCATACGTTCTTTTAAGTCTTTGACAGCCGCTTTGATTTCGTCTTCCGACTTGTCAGCGCTCTGGTCATCATTAACAGTAAGGTTATCATCAATTGTAGTTTCGTCAATACCTTTTTCTTTAAGGCTCTTCTTTAGAGACTCATTGAAGTCATTTAGCTCTTTCTGAGTCACCTTAGCCGCGACGTTTGCAGGTTCAGCAACAACAGATGCTTCTACGAGGGTAGATTTAGTCCAAGTAGCGTTATCACCATCAAACTCTAGTGCTCGGAAGCCGATAGAAATTGAGTCAATGTAACCTTTAAGAATTTTCTTATAAATCTTTACAGCAAACGGGTCTTCGAGATCAATCTCACCAATACCCATAAGCTTTCCATTCTGCTTCCAGATACGTAGCCATTTACCGATAGGCATAGCGTCACCGTATGTTTGGTGGTTGTAATACATCTTTAATGTCTGGTCTTTAGGAACGGTTAAACCAGTGATTGATACGTGTTCACCGTGTCGGTCTAAGTCAGCGGTTGATAGTACTGCTTCAAATTGTCCTTCTTCAAGGTTTTGGACCTTTTTACTCACCGTAATAACGGTTGTTACATTTCCTACTTCGTTTGCTTTCAAATTTGTCATAAGTTTCCTTTTAAGTTACTCGAATAATGCCTTTTGTGGCGTGTATACGAGCAGCTTGGCTTCTAAGGTGAAAGGTATCACAATTCTTTGGCTCTCTGCAAGCCTTCCTTGGTGACTACCTCGTAGTAGTTCTTACGATGGCAGGACTTGCAATATAACTCACCAATTAATAAGGTGAACGTGCCTAAATATTTATTACACTTACGTATATCTAAGTCAGTAGAGCAGCGTACTTCCACTCTATACACCCTTTATAGACAAGTAGCCAGACACACCAGCAGGGACATCTGCCCAAACAGGGTCTAGTGCAACATTGATGCCTAAAAGAGAAGCTAACGGGGTCGTCTGCTTCTTGACTGCAACATCAATGTATTTCTTGTCAGCTGATAGTGTATAGCTTGTTTCTCGGTAGCTACCTCCTAATGTATCAAGGATTACTAAGTTAGCAGTTCCAATAATAACACTGCTTGAGAATACAGGAGAACCAGTTGATAGCCCGTTACTAGTAAGATAAAAACGAAACTTACCTAGTGTGCTCAAGACCGCCGTATCATTCGAGTATTCTTTAATAGGTTTGACCACACTACCTAATTTATAGAAGGTATAGTCATCTTTCCCTGCCTTATCACTAAGAAATGAGTCTAGCCCGGTAACATCGGATACAACATGGGTGTGCACTGTGTTGGCTTTTGTCGCAACAGCAGCGTCTATTTGGGCCTGTGTACGGTCTGATACCGGCGTCCACGTAGCCATATCAAACATGTAGTGCCTCTTAGTATCCCGACAATAGGCAATGCTACCCTCTTGTACGTTCATTGGTAGTGAATCAAAGGTATCTATTTTCATAATAGTGTCATATGTGGGATTCATAACTACTCCAATACAATATTATCTGCTATATCTTGTGCGGCTTGATTAGCCTCTTCTTGCAATTTTGCCTTCTGGTATTCAACCACGATAGCGCGAATGTAGGCTGTTACCCCATCAAATACAATCTTTTCATCACTGTCACCTGTTGGGTAGCCTTGAGAAGCAAGCTTAAATGCCTCTACAACTGTTTCTTTATCTTCGTTTGATACTAATACTTTAATTTCCATAATTAACTCCTAATTATTACTCCATATTTCCCACACACCAGAGGTTGTAGTACTCACTACTTCTACATACTTATACTGACCTGTTAATACGTACCCACTCGTACCATTTAATGTTCCGAGTATTGTCACTACCTGAGCCGTTGCATCAGTCCTAAAGAAGCGATACGTGTATCCAGCAACTGAGGTACCAGGAAGTGTAATATTAATTGCTGCGGCTGAGGCTGTTACCCTTTGATTGAATGCACTTGTGATGGTTATGGTAGCCGTAGCAGTGATAGCAGCTGGTGTTTGTCGTAAATTACCTGACTGTAAGAATGCTCCTGATAAGGTCACCGTTCCTGATGTACTTAAGGGGAAAGCTGTACCTGACGAACGTAAGCCGAGAGTAGATAGTGCAACTCCAATGTCAGTGGTTGCAGATTGAGCAACAATTGTTTGAGGCGTAGTAAGGTTGACTAGGATTATACCGCTAGTAGCATCAGAAACAACAACAGTACCTAGCGTCGTGTTAGTAGCTAAGCTACTTGAGATACTCCCTGTTAAAGCTCCAACTGAACCCAGGTATACTGTTGCACCAGCCGTGAAAGCAGATGTGTTAACATTCCTAACCTTACCTTGTATGGTCACATACCCCGTTGTACCAGTTGGGAAAGACTCCGTAGTAAAGCCTACAACCTGAGAGGCAACATTTGAGCCACTGCTAGCGACTGCAATAGTAGGGATACCGCTTAATTGACCGTTGATATAAACTGGTACACCATTTGCAATAGTAGAGCCAGTGTTATTAGTGACGCGAACATAATGCTCTTGACCAATACTTAGAGTAACATTCGGATTATTACTATTAAAACTCAGGGAGTCTTCATTTGAATCAAAGTATAATTGACCGGCGGTATAACTTGGCGTTGATATGGGAGTAAATTTAGTCGGGCCAGGCAAACTTAGAACATCAGTAGTTTTGTCGTAGGTAAGCCCTGCATCGCCACCGAATGAACCTCCATCATTAAACTGTACTTGTGTATCAGTTCCGCCTGGTGTTCCACCTCCGCCTCCGCCTGCTGGGGTTGCCCATGAACCATCACCCCTAAGATATGTAGTTGCACTTGGTGTACCAGTGGCTGTTATTCCCGTGACAGGCAAGTCTGTAGCACTTGCTAATGAACCGACAAAACCTGAAGAAGAGGTTATCGTCCCTGTTGCTACAAAAGCATCGTCTGTTTTTAATACGTTTGATGTATCTCGATAAAGGTTAGTGTCACGAGAAGCTGTACCAGAACCTAGGTTTATTCCAGGTTTATTTGCATAGACAAATTCAAACATTGCAGAAGCAAGGGAGTTTCCATCTATAGTCATGCCAAATCCCTTTGACATATTATCGAATACGATTAAGTTTACAGCTGGTACTGCCGCGCTAGCTGTCGTAGAAGTGAATGGAGAACCAGAACTACTTCCGCCTACACCCATACGCCCTGAGTCATCTATGACAACAAGGCTATTTTGTACTTGCCCTGCCGTACCATTGAATCGAACGACAGCGTTATCAGTTGATGTAACAGCCGTAACTTGCGCTGCATCTCCTGCGTCTACATATGCTTTGGTTGCTGCATGAGTTGTAGCTGTTGGCGTCCCAACTACCAGAACACCACCACCTCCACGTAACGCTACTGAAGAAGCTGCGGCAGTTGAGCTAATTAGATAAAGTGTTTGGTCATTGGCGCTAGAAACACCATATACTCTTGCGGCTCCACCACTCGTAACCATACTCAACTTATCGTCTAAGGCCGTCTGTGTAAGAGTAGATATGGGTTTGCTAAGGTCTGAGGTATTATCCACATTTCCTAAGCCTATATCAGCTTTTGATAGAACAACTACACCCGTTTGCCCGTTCACAGAGTCAACAGCACCACCTCCGCCGCCGCCTCCGCCCGTTACAGTGCTAGCACCACCACGAGAGATACCGTTTACACCATCTTTACCGCGTTGCGCCATCAAGTTCCAGTAGGCTAAGCTCGTCGGAAAGGCTCCGTTAGTGTCACTCTTAGCGATATAAGAGCTACCGTTATATTCGACTACATCATTCTTTAAGTACTTTGCAGAGTTGCTGAATACACCACGCCATGTAAATCCATCACCTTTATCGCCTTTGTCTCCCTTATCACCTTTTTCACCCTTAGCACCATCTACGGCTTTAGGAATAGTAAAGTCAAGAACTACATTACTGTCTGTACCTACGTTCTTAACGCTGAAGGTAATACCTTCAGAAACCTTGCCAACCATAACAGTAGCACTGAGTCCATTAGTACCATCTTTACCAATACCGTCCTTACCATCTTTACCGTCTTTGCCCCTGAAGTTAGGAATACGCTCTTCAATAACGCTATCATCTGACATAAGAAACTTAAGTATGCCGTCGTGTCCGTCCATACTTGATTCAATGCTTTTAATACCAATACCATCAATGCCGTCCTCACCACGGTGGTTCTCTAGAATGTTGAGTATCTTCTGTAGTGAGCGAGGATTACCAAACATACCCTGCATATCTTTACGCATGGCTTTAGTTTCGTTTAGAATTTCCTCTTGGTAGAGTAATAGGTCTCGGTTAATTTCTTCAGCCATTATTTTCCCTCAATTACTGGTATTAACCCACAACGGCAGTCAGGGTGCACTGGTGGGTGCTTCACGTCTTCGTATGTATTCTTGTATGTGCCGCCTTCATCACCTTCAATAGAGCCGTCCTTCTCGACAAAGGTAGCACCTAAACGTACAATGGTACCGTCGAGTGCTTGGCAGAATTGACACGCTCCAGGGTTAGCAATCCATTCTTTCTTCTTCACGAGTCCACTCTGTCGGTATGCAGCTTCAGTAATCTCATTGCTTGTCTTGATAACTTCAGTTCGTGCAATGCGTTCGATGCGGTAGCCAGGTGTTTTAATACCAAGTACGTTCTCATAAATAGAATCGATGCGCTTAGCAATCTTAGCAAGGCTTTCTTCAGCTTCTAAACCTTCTTGAATAGCCTTTGATACTTCCTCTTCGGTGTCTTCGGTGAAACCAAGTGAGGCTTTTAGTACTGAGTCACGGATATACTTCTCCATAACCTTAGTAAAGTCGAAGCTAGACTCTTTGCTTCCTACAAACTGTGCTGCAATTGCACCTTGTTCTTTAGCAAGCGCAATAAAGATACCGATTGTCGTATCAGTCATCTTCTCTGCTTCATCTTTGACGTTGAAACCGGCATCAGCAAGCTTCTTAGGGTTAATCTGTGCAATAACCTCAGCTTTTTGAGCTTTCATCACAGGCTCTACTGCTTTTAAGTACTCTTTTTCATATTTAACCTGTACATCTTCCATCTGTGAGCGGAACGACTCTTTCATTTCGTAGGTCAGGTCAGCTTTGTTGGTAGATTTAGAGACTAACTTAATCTTTAGGTTCTTTGTAGGTGTTTCTTCTACAGCACTATCAACATTCCCGAGTACTTCACCGCCAGCAATAGGCTTTAGGCCACGGCGTTGACGAATCTCATTAGGAGTAAGCCATCGACCAACGCCTTTATCATCTTCAAGCAGAGTAAGCTCACGGTCTTCAGGCACTGGGTTCGATGAACCAACGCGGAAAGTCTCACCGTAGGCAATACGTACACGCGCGGATAGCTTCCGTTTGATACGCTTAAGTTCAGGTGATGTCACTGATTCAGCAAAGATTTCACGTAATGCCTGTGCTGTTGCTCGGTTAATGTCTTCAAAAAGACCCCATAGGCCCTTTGGGACACTGAACATAGCAGCAATATCGTCGCGGGTCGCATTCTTCATAGCACTAAAGTCTACCTCGCCGAGTGAAAGGCCGGTCTTAACGAAGTCGAGAGTGTCACCACGGATAAAGCCTGTTTTACCACTATTATCAATTCCTGAGTACTTCTCAGTCCATTGATTTTTAAATAACTTCCAATCATCGTCATTGCTTTGGCCACTAGCAACAATTACACCAGCAGGGATAGCGTTATTCTCTAGGAAGTTGTTAACATAGGTCGTTACGTAACGAGCAGACTTGATAAATATACCAGCAGCTTGCGTAGGAGACTTACCGCGCCATTCTGAAAATGGGTTGTAGATAAAGTAGTAATCAATCTCATCAGCGTCAAAGAGTACACGAGCGCCCTCTTTTTGGTATGCGTATCCCTTAATCTTACCGTTAGCTACGAATACAGTCATAAATGCAGGGTCGAGGATATATACACCCATTGGGTTATTTGATCGTTCACCTTTAGAGAAATACCAGAATACTTCACCATAAAGGTCTTTAGATACCTGGTGTGCTTCAAGAAGCTCAGACATGTCATAGCTACGTAGTCCGTCGTTAGCACGTTCACCGTTAAGTACTTGGTTAAACTCGTGGTTGTCGTCACGTTGCCATTTATCACCTACTTTACGTTCAATGAATAGCTCTTCGTCTGAGAGATATTCTGAACGAGTATTGATAGCTTTATACAGCCATCCTGTGTACTCATGCTGTAATGAAATATTGTTACCGGTACCGAATGTATTAGTCGTGCTAATGCTGTGGCCAAGTGAGTAGTTAGCGCCTGTCTCCATATCTGATTTTGAAGCATCTGAGAAAGCGCCTGATAATGCCTTGGAAAGGATACCCATTAGATGTGCCATATCCTATCAGGAGAAGCCATTACTTAGTACCTCGTACGGAAGCGACTATAGCGAATAAGCCAATCAATGCTTGAATGCCGATGAATGTAGAAAGTGCTGCTTTCCAGTCTGTGTAGAGGTAAACAATAACTGGTATACCAAACGAAATAAAGATATAAGCGTATATCTCTAGGGCGTTGTCTCTTACTTTGCCAGCTTGGGCTTTAATGAAGGTGATAATTTTCATAGTCCTGTCTTTTATACTTAAACGTAGGGTATCATAACTAAAAGAATCCTAGTTCAACTTTCTTTCCCTTCTTCATTTGTTTCCATAGGCCCATAACAACAGCATCAAAAAGGTCTGGTGATTTTCCTGAGCGCTCTTTAATCTTCTTCTTTGGCTCTAGTTTAAACACCTTGTTGGTGGTGTCTTGGTGGTGGGCTTGGGCTTCAAGTATCAACTCTTTACGGAATGGGCATGAGTCGAGTATCTTTACCTTGCCTTGCTCCATACCCAGAGCGAACATGTACGCCACCTGTGTACGGAGGTTATCATATGAAACCATATCCTCTTGATTGTCTGTCTCCCACTTAGGCGCCGCAAAGTCGTCAAAGGTCAATGCAGGGTCAGCAGCAAACCCAGACTTATACACATCAAACTCAACGCCTAACTGACGAGCAGACGCTAATACACCCACACCAATACCAACACCGTCCACTGCGACGTTCTCATAGCCCACACCATGTTCATTCGAATAATTGATAAGCCACTCTGTCTGCTTCTCGGTCTTCACCTTCTCGTGCGTATCTTTAGTGATGATAATGTCAACTAAGGTTAACCCGTCCCATATAGCCGCTACTGAGCGGTCTTTACCATCTTCGGCAACGTCATACCCAATAGACTGCTTACCTCCTGATTTAATTTGATCTGTAATAGAGCGAGCAAATATCTCTGACTTAAATATAGTCTGGTCTTCATCTGCATAGGCCCAGTTGTTATTGAGGTAACGCTCCGTCCACCACTTCGGGTTAGTCCATAGTGCCGCGATGTCTTCCTTTGTTTGCCATGAGTCTTCAATAGGAAACTCAATGACTCGTACATTTGCCGGAAGAGTACCTTCTTTGAATGGGTCATAGTACTTCTCTTTAAGATAGGTGTCGTTAGGGTTCATCGTGATGATAGAGATACTCGGTTGACCTGATTGATTGCGTCGCCCTTTACGAGAAGTAGCAGTAATAAACATTGTCTCTACAAGCTCATCGGCCTCATCAATATGGTTGCCGGTGGCGTTAATACCTTTAATCTTACGGCCCTGTCGGTCTTTGGTAACATCAGCTTCAATGAAGTATATCTCTGAATCATTGCTAGGGAACTTCATAACGTGAGTCTGACCATTGTATCTAAAGTGCTTGTTCTGAATAAGGTTCATGCGGTCAGCTACTTCAAGGTAAGAAGGTATTACCGTCTTCTGTGCAGTAGAGATGTTTTGACGAACCACTACCCACCTTGTTTTAGGGAATGCTCCACAAATGGAAAGAACCGCAAAGGCGGCTATGTCTGTCTTTCCTGTACCAACAGCTCCGATGAGAACAATAGTATCTACTGTCGGGTCATTGATTGCC